ACCCGGTACAAAGAGGCCACCAAGGCGCGCCTCCCGGGTGGTGTTTTTTACATCGACTCCGCAGGCCAGAACTCGGGCGTGCGCAGTGCCTTCGACGTGCGTCTGGATCTGCAGCACCTCCTGATCGACATCCAGGACGTGCGCGAGCGCATCCGCTCCGCCTACTACGCGGATCTTTTCTTGATGATCGCGAGTCAGCCTGCCAATTCGCGCATGACCGCCACCGAGGTCGCCGAGCGTCACGAGGAGAAACTCTTGATGCTCGGCCCCGTGCTCGAGCGCCTGCACAACGAGCTCCTCGCACCGCTGATTGACATTGCCTTCGAGCGCTGCGTGGAAGCGAACATCCTCCCACCGCCCCCGCCCGAATTGGAAGGCATGGACGTGAAGGTGGACTTCATCTCGGTGCTGGCCCAGGCGCAGCGCGCGGTGGCCACCAGCGGCATGGACCGCCTGCTCGGGGCCGTGGGGCAGTTGGCAGCGCTTTCGCCTGCCGTGGTGGACAAGGTGGACTTTGATCAGGTGATCGATGACTACGCCGAGGCCTATGGCGTGAACCCCAAGATCGTCATTCCCGATGCCGATGTCGCCGCGATCCGCGAGCAGCGCGCTGCCGCTCAGCAGGCGCAGATGTCGGCAGCCGTCGCCCCGCAAGCGGTCGAGAGCGCGAAGACCGCGAGCGAGATCGACGTGCAGGGCCTGCAAGATGTGATGAACCAGTTCACGGGCTATAACAGCCCGAGCGCGCCTTTTGTGGGCACCTGATCGAGGTCAGCGGTGTCAGATGTCGCGGGCCTTCTCCCCTTCTGCGAGAGCGACGCCCAGCGCAGGCTGATTCAGGCGATCGTGCGCGAGGGATCGATTGCCAAAGCAGGCGCGGCGCTCGACATCAATCGGCGCAACGTGCAGCGGATGCTGGTGCTGATCCGCACAAACGCCGCACGCCGGGGCTACGCGCCCGAATCCCAGATGACCCGCCCCGTGTCGCCCGCGCACGTCGCCGAAACCTCGACGATGTACGACGCCGACGGCAACGTGAAGTTGCAATGGGTCAAAGCCAAACTCAGCTCGAGCGATGCGTTCCAGGCGCTGCAGGAGGCGATCCAGCAGGCTGCCGATGAGTACCGCGGCGTGGCCAAGCCGGTGAAGGCACCCGCCCGCAGCGACGCCGAGCTCCTGACCGTCTACCCGATGGGCGACCCGCACGTGGGGATGTACGCCTGGAAGGACGAGGCGGGCGAGGACTTCGACTGCGACATCGCGCGCCAGGATCTGCTCTCTGCCACCTCGCGCCTGGTGCAGGTCGCACCGGGGAGCGAGCGCGCGCTGATTGTGAATCTGGGCGATTTCTTCCACTCCGACAACAACCAGAACCGCACGTCGCGCTCAGGGCACGCGCTGGATGTCGACACGCGCTGGCCGCGGGTGCTGAAAGTCGGCTGCCAGATCATGATCGATCTGGTGGGGCTCGCACTGCGCAAGCACCAGAGAGTGGAAGTGATCAACGCGATCGGCAATCACGATGATCATTCCTCCGTGATGTTGTCAGCCTTCATGGAGGCGTTCTTTCACAAGGAACCCCGGGTGCTGATCCACGCCGCAGGCCCTAAGTTCCACTACGTCACGCACGGGCGCGTGCTGATCGGCGTGACCCACGGCGACACCGTGAAGCCCGCGCAACTAGGCGGCGTGATGGCGGCTGACCAGGGCGAGGCGTGGGGGTTGGCCGAGCACCGGCACTGGCTGACGGGGCACATCCACCATTCCAGCAAGTTGGAGCTCCCCGGCTGCACGGTGGAGAGCTTCCGCACGCTCGCCTCGCGCGATGCCTGGGCCACCGCCGCGGGCTACCGCGCCGGGCGCGACATGGTGGCCATTGCCTATCACCGCGAGTTCGGCGAGGTCGAGCGCTACCGCTGCGATATCCGCATGGCGCGCAGCGATGGCTAAAGCGCCGGGCTTCAAAAAAGCCAAGCGCGAGGTGGAGAAACTCGTGTGCCTCTGCACCGAGGAGGACTACTCGATCTACTTCCGCGTGACCCGCATCGGGCACCAGATCTTCGCCGAATGCCCCGAGTGCCTGACCGAGTACGGACCGTGGTCTGCCTCTCCCATGCAGGTGGTGGAGGAGGCCGTATCCGTGACCCCGCCCGAGTGCACCTAGCATCTCTCCCGTGGCAATCAGTGACGATCCGACAGACCTGAACCGTCAGGCTCGCGAGGCCGAGAGCGATGAGCTCAAGGCGCGCGAGAACCGACGCAAAGAACTCGAAGACCTGCGCTGGTTGCTGGGTCACCCGCAAGGTCGGCGCATTGCGCTGCGACTGTTGGAGGAGGCAGGGGTGTTTCGCAGCTCGTTCAACCATAGCGGATCCGTTATGGCCTTCAACGAGGGACAGCGAAACATCGGGCTCTTCCTGACAGCCGAGTTGCTCGAGGCCTCGACCGCCGGGTACATGAAAGTGCTCGCTGAGCATAGGACCAAGCATGACTGACGAGATGACTGCGGACACCGGCACACCTGTCAATGACGCCGTGGTGGAAGCGAGTGTGAGTGAGAGCCAGGCTGGCGCCCCAGCCGAGGCGGTGGAGAGCGCAAGCGCACAAGCCCCCGAGGCCTATGCGTTTGCTGCACCCGAAGGGGTGACGCTCGACGCTGCTGCGGTCGAGGAGTTCAGCGCGATCGCTAAAGAGCTCGGACTCGAGCAGGGCAAGGCACAGGCCATCGCCGACATTGCTGTGAAGATGCAGCAGCGCCAGGTGGAGGCCCAGCAAGCACTGGTCACGAGCTGGGTGGAGCAGGTGAAGGTCGACAAGGAGATCGGTGGTGAGAAGTTCACCGAGAACCTGGCCCTCGCCCGCAAGGCCCTGGAGAGCTTTGGCACGCCCGAGCTGCAGGATGTTCTGAACATGACGGGTCTGGGCAACCACCCTGAAGTGATCCGGGCGTTCTACAAGGCCGGCAAGGCGATCAGTGAGGACAGGTTCATCCCGGGTAGCCCCAAGGGCGCCGAGATGGACATGGCAAAACGCATGTTTCCAACCATGAATTGACGAGGAATCCGCAATGACAACGCTTGTAGCAAACAACCCCACGCTGATCGATCTCAGCAAGCGCCTCGACCCGGATGGCAAGATCGCCTCCATCGTCGAGCTCCTGAACCAGTCAAACGACGTCCTGACCGACATGTCGTTCATCGAGGGCAACCTCCCGACTGGCCACAAGACCACGATCCGCACGGGTCTGCCCACCCCGACGTGGCGCAAACTCTACGGCGGCGTGCAGCCCGGCAAGTCGACGACCGTACAGGTCACCGACGCTTGCGGCATGCTGGAAGCCTACGCCGAAGTCGACAAGGCGCTCGCCGACCTGAACGGCAACTCCGCTGCCTTCCGCCTGTCGGAAGACGCCGCGCACATCGAGTCGATGTCGCAGGAAATGGCCAGCACGCTCTTCTACGGTAACGAGGGCACGGAGCCGGAGGCCTTCACCGGTCTCGCCCCGCGCTACTCCAGCCTCTCCGCGCAGAACGCCGACAACATCATCGACGCCTTCTCCGGCTCGGGCGGGGATCTCACCTCGATCTGGCTCTGCGTCTGGGGCCCCCAGACCGGCCACGGCATCTACCCCAAGGGATCCCTTGCGGGTCTGCAGATGTCCGACAAGGGCCAGGTCACGGTCGAGAACGTCGACGGCGCAGGCGGTCGGATGGAGGGCTACCGCACGCACTACCGCTGGGACTGCGGTGTGTCGATCCGCGACTGGCGCTACTTTGTGCGCATCGCCAACATCGACATCTCCGAGCTCGGCACGATCGCCAACACCAAGAACCTGATCAACTGGATGGTGCAGGCAAGCGAGCGCATTCCCTCCTTCGGCAAGGGCCGCGCCGCGTTCTACATGAACCGCACGCTGCGCGAGAAGCTGCGCCTCGGCATCCTGGAGCGCGTGAGCTCCAACCTCACCTGGGAGACGGTCGAGGGCAAGCGGGTGATGACCTTTGACGACATCCCCGTGCGCCGCACCGATGCGCTGATCAACACGGAGAGCCGCGTGACCTGATGGTTGCGCGCCACCCTCCACACCATCTTCAGAGGATTGCATCATGATTCTTGACGAGCGCACTGAGTTCTGCGACGCCACGGCCCTCAATACCGGCGCCGCGGGCAACTACCTGATCGGCGATGTGGTCGATCTGGGCGTGGCCCGCGACCTTGGCGGTGATATGGCCACCTACCTGGTGATCACGGTCGATACGACCGCCACCTCGGGTGGATCGGCCACGGGCCAGTTCAACCTGGTCACCGACGACAACGCCTCCCTCACCTCGCCCACGACGCTCGTGTCGTCCAAGGCGTGGACGGTGGCCACGATGACCGCTGGCACCGTGCTGATGGCCGTCCAGCTCCCGCTGGAAGGCACTGCCTACGAGCGCTACATCGGCATCCAGCAGGTGACCGGCACGGCCGCGTTCACGGCGGGCAAGGTAAACGCCTTCCTCACCACGGACGTCGCGCGCTGGAAGGCCTACGACTCGCCCTCGCAGGCCTGATGAGGTAGTTCTGTGAAGGTCGTCGCCACGAAGCTTGCCTTCTACAACGGCTCCCGGGTTCGCCCGGGCGCCGAGCTCGAGGTGCCTGATGGGCTGAAAGGCTCCTGGTTTGCCCCGCTGTCCTCGCCCGAGGCGAAGGCCGCAAAGGCACCCAAGGCCCCGAAGCCCGAGCCCCGCACCCTGAGCGATATGGCCAAGCCCGCGGCGACGACCTTTACCGACGCCCACCAACCCCCGCTGGCCTGATGGCCCGTGGCCACCGTCGCGCCGGTCACGAGCTTCCCGTTCGAGACCTCGCTCGATGTCGCGGTCACAACCTGGGGCGCGTTGGCACAAGGCGATGACGGGGAGCCGGTAAGGCTTGCCGTGTACTCCGATCGCTCGATCCAGGTGCTCGGCACCTTCGGGGGCGCATCGGTGACGATCGGGGGCTCCAACGACGGCGTGACCTACCACGCGCTCACTGACACGGCCGGCACGGCGCTCACGCTCACCACGGCGTGTCTCAAGCAGATCGTGGAGTTGCCCGTGTTTCTGAAGCCGCGCGTCTTTGGCGGTGACGGCACAACCAATTTGACCGTCGTACTGGCGGGCAGACGATCGATCTGAGGGGCGAACGGAATGGATGCGGAGGCGATTGTTGCGGGACTGGTGATGGCCGTGCTGGTGTCCATCGTCACCGGCGCCATCGCCGGCAACGTGGCCTCCCAGAGAACCATCGCCGCGCTGATCGTGCACATTGATTACCTGCGATCGCACATCGATCGCCACGAAGAAACCATTTCACGCGCGCATCGTCGCATCGACGATCTCGAAAAGCGCTAACCGAGGAGAACTGCAATGGCCGCAGGTGCTTGGACTGTCACAAACGCAATCAAAGAGCGCATCGGTAACGCCGAGGTCAACTTCGACACCGACACGTTCAAGGTGAGGCTCTACGCCAGCACCTCTAACCTCGCTGCCACCAGCGACGACGCCACGGCGGTGACGAACGAGCTCTCCACCGCGAACGGCTACACCGCGGGCGGGACCTCGGTCACGCCGACCTGGACGCGCTCTACCGGCACCGCGACCTTTGACGTGTCGGATCCCTCCTGGACCGCCTCGGGCGGCTCGATCGTCGCGCGCTTCGCCGCGATTATCGACGAGACGCCGACACCCGATCGCGTGGTGTGTTTCTGCCTTTTGGACAACACGCCGGCGGATGTCACGACCACGACGGGCAACACGCTGACCGTCCAGATCAGCGCAAGCGGAGTGTTCTCGCTTACATAGACCTGAATGGTGAATGTGTAATCGTATTTGGCGAGTGACACATGAAACTTGCAGGATCAAGGCCCGAGAAGTTCAAGCAAGACCCTTCTGGGCAATGGTGGTACGAGCACGGAAAATCGCGCGGCGTCTGGTTGCGCGTGTTTCCGCGATCGTGCGACGTCTGTGGCGAATGGTTCATTCCGCCATATAGATCCGGCGCGCAGGTTTCCGGCGCATGTTCACGCGCCTGCGGCGTTCGCAAAGCCTATCGCGATCACCCTGGAATGGTTGCCAAGGAGCGCAGCGGGCGATGGAAAGGTGGAAGGCGCGTGGAGCGGGGCTATGTTCTGGTTCATGCGCCCGATCACCCTTCCCGCATCGCTTCGGGAAGCAGGCGCATATACGTGTTTGAACACCGACTGGTGATGGAACGAATGATAGGTCGCACGCTGCTCCCGCACGAGCAAGTGCATCACAAGAACGGAATCCGCCACGACAACAGACCGGAGAATCTGGAGTTGTGGGCGAAACATCAGCCGGCCGGCCAGCGCGCACATGAGCAGGCGCACTGTCCTACTTGCACATGTAAGACGCATTGATGCCATCGATCAGCACGATCACCCCTGCCACGTTCGACTCGGGCCGAGCCGTCACGCTCTCAGGCTCGGGGTTCGGCGCGTCCCAGGGCAGCGTGCTGATCGGTGGCGTCGCGCAGAACGTGAACACCTGGTCTGACACCAGCATCGCGTTCACCACGGTCAGGGGATCGCAGTCGCTTGGCGCGTGTCGGGTGGATGTGGTGGCGGGGGCGGGTGTATCGCCCGTGTTCTCGGACACTTTCGACGGCCGCACGACCAGCGCGTACATCGACAACACCGCCGCGGAGTCTGGCGGCGCAGACGCGCAGTGGCTGAACCGGCTGAACAACGTCACGGTGGACGCGACCGGCCTTTCTGGCAAGGCGCTGGCATTCGCGTATCCGATGGGGCGCCAAGCGCAGGAGCAGCGGTACGAGTTCGACAGCACCGGCGAGTCGCAATACGACGAGGTGTGGGTCGAGTTCGCGCTGTACGTCCCGGCGAACTGGGAGCACCGCGCCAGTGGCACGGATTACGCGGGCGACAACAACAAGCTGCTGTTCGTCTACAACGACGACACCGGCAACACGAACTTCATGGACTTCGAGTTCTTCCGCATCCCGAGCGGGACGTTCGCGGGCAGCGCGTACCTGAACATGCAGCTGAAGGTGAACGGGACCAACGAGGGGTTCGGCAACACCTATAGCGCCCCGCATCAGAGCACGTTCAACTTCCAGTCTGGCGATCCGTTCTACTTCGGGAAGGACACCCCTTTCATCAACACGGCAAGTGACCTGGGTGCGTGGATGGGGCTACGGTTCTACTGCAAGCTGGCTTCGGGTGTAGGGGCGAACGATTCCATCTGTCGGGTGTGGAAGCAGCCGGGTGGGTCGGGATCGTGGACGAAGATTCTCGACTTCACTGACTTCGACAACTTCAACACCGGAACGAACGCGGGCGGGCATAGCAATAACCACTATTCAGGTGGCTACATTCTTGGCGCTCACAATACTGGCTACGACGAGGCGACGACCTACAAGGTCGACCAGTTCAAGGTGTACGGCGTTGATCCTTCGTGGGGGCTCTCCTGATGGCGCTGGCATTCGGAAACGTCGAGAACACAGATTGGAAATACACCGATACGAACGGAACTTCGATCAGCGCCGCGCTACCGTCATACTCTAACGGCGAGCTCGGCGTTCTCGTCTGCTACCTAGACACGAGCATCGCAAATTTCAGCACGCCGAGCGGATGGGACCCGCACGACGCCGCCAATGACGCAAACGGCGGCATGGCGATCTTCACGCGCACCTGCACCGGCAGCGAAGGCTCGACGGTCACGGTATCGGCATCTTCTGGTGGCGCGACAAACATCCAAGTCCTCGCGCTGCGTATCACGGGGCACGACACCACGACACCGTACAACGTGTCGGCGTTCACAAGCCCGGGCGGCGGGTCCAACTGGAACAGCCCGAGCATCACCACGACTGTAGATGGGTGCTTGCTGTTTTTTGGCGGTGGCTGCCGCGAAGTGTCGAACGCGACGGACTCCAGCAAGCCGACCTCATCGACGCTCGTTAAGCAGTGGGCGACCTCTGGATCGTGGCTGGGTCTGGCCTACGAGACACAAACCACGGCGGGCAGCACCGGCACGCGGACGTGGACAAACACCTCAAACGCGAAGCGTGCGTTCTCATTTGCGATTGCGCCATCATCCGCCGCCACCGGCCTCTCCATCACCTCCGTCACCCCCTCCAGCTTCGATGACGGCGTGACCGGGATCGTGATCGCGGGGAGCGGGTTTGGGTCGAGCCAGGGATCGAGCACGCTCACGATCGGGGGCCAGGCGCAAACGGTCACGAACTGGACCGATCAGGCGATCACGTTCACCAGCGCGCGGGGCTCGAACTCGATGGGCGCCGCAGCGCTCAAACTGACCAGAGGCTGACACCATGGCACTGCCCAACGATTCGATCGCGGTCACCCCTGGCACGGGCGCGACCGTTGCGACCCAACTGGTGTCATCCAAGGAATATCAGATCGTGATGCTGGCTATGCCAGACGGCCACATCAACGGCAGCCTGCCGCAATACCGCTTGATCTGCCCAAGCCAAGCGGTGGGCGCAAACAAAGTCTTTCTGGATTTCTTCAACGCTACCGGAAGTGGCGTCTCGATCCGCGTGCTGTCCGCTTACGTCTTCGTCGACAACGACACAGCGGTCACCGGCACGCTGGGTGTGGAAGTGAACCTGACCCGCACCACGGCGGTGGGCACTGGCGGCACGGCGGCAACCGCGGACGGCACAGCGCTGAACGCCATCACCATCAGCAAAATGGACACGGCCAACGCCGCGCTATCGGCCAACATCACGGCGCGCTCCTCTCCCACGGGTGGGGCCACGGCGGGGGCGTTGATCGGGCAGCGGTGGATTTTCACAGAGGAAACCAACGCAAGCAGCGGTATCGCCGGCATTTTAGGTGGTGAGTTTGTGCGCAACGAGGGTGCTGACCTGATCGTGCGCGAGAACTCGGGCCTGCGGTTTGTGCAGGGCACCGTCGCATCGGTCGGCAACTTGAGCTTCGAGATCACGTTCGAGACGTTCTAAATGTCGAGCTGGGCGGGCTGATCCCTCATGTCCATTCTGCTGCTGTTTAACAGCTCCGGCAGCGCAAACAACACGCTGACACCGGATGCCGCAGCACTGGCAATAACGGGGCAGGCGCCTGCGCTTGTCACGACACTGGCCCCAGCTGCGGGCAGTGCCACGATTACCGGCTACGCGCCCAGTGTAGCGATCAGCGCGCCGGTCACGTTTGTGGCGCAGCCCGCGGTGGGCAGCGTGGCCAGTGCGAGCTTTGCACCGACGCCTGCACTGAGGCTGAATCCCTCTGCGGCGGCACTGCTGACGTCAACGTTTGCCCCGGCGCTCAGGACCACACTGGCGCCGGCAGCCGCCAGCATCGCGATCACGGGTTTTGCCCCGGTGCTGGCCACGACACTGGCGCCTGCGACAGGCAGTGCCGCGATCACGGGCCAGGTGCCGGGTCTGATCACCACGGTGGCGCCCGCGAGCACCGCGCTCGGCACCAGCACCTTTGCGCCTTCGCTCACAACGACACTGGCGCCGGCCGTTGCCACGGCCACGGTGACGGGCTACGCGCCCACGGTCGCGCAGACCAGCGGGATTGCGCCGGCAACCGCAACACTGGCAATAACGGGTCAGGCGCCTGCACTGCGGACCACGGTAGCACCGACAACCGCCAGCACGGCGATCACAGGCTACGCGCCCGCGACCGCACTGAGCGCACCGGTGACCTTCGTGGCGCAGCCTGCCGTGGGCAGTGTCGCGATCAGCACGTATGCACCGGCGCCTGCGCTGGGGCTAAACCCGGCAAGCGCCTCGGTTTCAGTCGGCACGTTTGCGCCATCGCTCACGACCACCTTGGCACCTGCCGCGGGTGCTGCCACCGTCACGGGCTACGCGCCAACAGTCGAGATTGGCGGGCTCTCGCCTGGTACGGCGTCTCTCAGCCTTACCGGCTACGCACCGGCACTGGTCACGACGGTCGAGCCTGCGACAGGCAGCCTCGCCGTCACAGGCTTCGCACCGTCCACCGTGCTAGGCGCGCCGATCACGTTTGTAGCACAGCCCGCGGTGGGCAGCGCCAGCGTCACGGGCTACGCGCCCACGATTGTGCAGGCCGTCGCCCCGCCTACGCCCGCGACTGCAGCGCTCACCGTCACGGGCTACACGCCGACCATCCTGACCGGCATCGCCGGCACGTGGGTGCTGGAGCCTGCGGCGGGTGCGGTGGCGACTGCTGCCGTGGCGCCTGCGCTTATCAGCACAGTGCCGGTGGGCACGGGAAGCCTCGCGATCACGGGCTACGCGCCCACGGTCAACACCCAGACCTCGCTCACGCCGGCGACCAACGTCCTCTCGATTACCGGCTACGCGCCGACGCTGAAGACCTCCCTGCAGCCCGACGCGGGCGCGCTCAGCACCAGCGCCACGGCACCGACGCTCGCCACCGTGATCCCCATCACCGCGGGCAGCGCGAGCATCACCGGCGCCGCGCCCTCGACCACGCTGGGGCTGAACCCCTCGGCGACCGTGATCTCGCTCGCGACCTACGCCGCCACGCTGAAGACCACCGTCTCGCCTGCCACGGCTGCGCTCACCCTGACCGGCCACGCGCCCGACCTCGCCGCGCTCTACCCCTTCCCGGGGGACGTGCGCGAGGGCACGGTCTACGGGCCGGGGGGCATTTACACCGGTACGCTGAAGCGCCCGAGCACCTGGCTGCGCCGTCGCTGATGTATCCGTGAGAGATCCTGTGCGCACATAGACTTTCCGTCATCAGGAGACCCTCCTCATGGCGTCGATCGTCCAGATTTGCAACATGGCCCTCTCGCACATCGGAGCCGGGCCTCTGATCTCCAGCATCTCGCCCCCCGACGGCTCGGTCGAGGCGGGCTATTGCGCGACCTTCTACGACATCGCCCGTACCGAGCTCTTGGAGCCCGGCACGTGGTCCTTTGCGCTGAAGCGCGCCGAGCTCGCCACCGTCACCAACGCGAGCTCGACGTGGGTCTATGCCTACGCGCTGCCCTCGGATTGCCTGCGCGCGCTGCGCATCCTGCGCCCCGGTGTCGCCGTGACGGTGTTCAATCAAGACGAGGTGTCCCTGCGCCAGGACGACCGCGACGGGGCACCCTTCGACATCGAGGGCCAGGTGCTCTACAGCGATCAGGAGGAGGCGACACTGCTCTACAGCGTGGACGTCACGGACTCCGCGCGCTTCACGCCGAGCTTCGCCGCCACACTCTCCTATCTCCTGGCAAGCTACCTCGCAGGCCCCATCATCAAGGGCAACGAGGGCGCGCGCGTGAGCGATGCGATGCGAAGCCGTGCGATGAACATGGCAGATGTCTCGCTCGCGAGCGCCGCCAACGCGAGCTCGGCCGAGACCTTCGTCACCTCTAGCATCCTGGCCGCCCGCGCGTGACGAACAAGGTACTGCTGCGCTCCTTTGCAGGCGGCGAGATCACGCCGGAGCTAAACGGTCGCCTCGATCTCGACAAGTACCAGACCGGGCTCACGCTCGCCCGGAACTTCATCACGCTCCCCCACGGCCCTGCCGCCCGGCGCCCGGGCACGCGCTTTATCAACGAGGCCAAAGACTCCACCCGCAAGGTGCGCCTGATTCCGTTCCAGTTCTCGGCCACCCAGACCGCGGTGCTGGAGTTCGGGCACCAGTACATCCGCTTTCACGTCGACGGCGGCACGGTGCTCGAGACGGCCAAGGCGATCACCTCGATCGTGGGCGCCACCGTCACCGTGACCGCACACGGCTATTCGACCGGCGACTGGGTTTACATCGGCACCCGGTTTCACAAAATCACCTCCACGGGTGCGGACACGTTCACCACGACCGACCTCTGGAACGTGGCCACCACGGCCTCGGGCGCAACCGCGGCGCGCGTCTACACCCTCGCCACCCCCTACGTGGAGGACGATCTCTTCACGCTCGGCTACGCGCAGAGCGCGGATGTGATCACCATCACCCACCCGAGCTATGCCGCGCGCGAGCTCTCGCGTCTAGCGGCGGCCAGCTGGACCCTGACGGCGATTGACTTCGCGCCCCCGACCGGCGCGCCTGCCACCGTTACCGCGACGCCCACCACACCCGTGGGAGGTGTCAACACGGTCGCCTCGTATGTCGTCACCGCCGTGCAGGCTGACGGGGTGACCGAATCCCTGCCCTCGGCCGTGGCCACCGCCTCAAACGATCTCACCAAGCAGGGCAACTTCAACACCATCGCCTGGAGCGGGGTGGCCGGCGCCTCGCGCTACAACGTCTACAAGCTGCGCGGTGGCGTCTACGGGTATATCGGCCAGATCATCGCCGACACCTCGCTCGGCTCGACGATCTCCACGATCTCGCGCTCAGCCGGCACGACCGTGATCAACATCACCACCGCCGCCTCGCACGGCATCACCTTTGGCGCGTTGAAGCGCGTCTACGTGGCCGGCACCGGGGTGCCCTCGCTGGACGGCACGTTCTTCCTGAGCGCCGTGCCGGCCGTGAACCAGTTGACGCTGTTCTCCTACGTGACGACCGCGGCCTCGGCCACCCAAGGCACCGCGACCGACGTCTCGACCACCAGCGCACTCTCGATCAAGGACGACAACGTCCTGCCAGACACCCTCACCCCGCCGCCCGATGACATCATCACCCTGAACAAAGAGGCCTCCGATTACCCGGCCGCCGTCACCTATCACGAGCAGCGGCGCTGGTTTGCGGGCACCGACGGCAAGCCCCAAGTGCTCTGGGCCACGCGCGTCGGCACCGAGAAGAACCTGACCTCCAGCCTCCCCGCGCGCGATGCCGACGCGCTCGAGATCAAGATCGCCGCGACCCAGTACAACCGCATCCGGCACCTGATGGCGCTGTCTGATCTGATTGCGTTTACCGCAGGCGGGGAGTTCCGCATCTTTGCCGACGGGGCGCCGGCGATCACGCCCACCTCGGACAGCGT